AGCGGCCGCCGAGAAATCAACTAAAGCAAGGCGTAGTTTAGGAATTGGTTATATTGGGTTAGCACATTATATAGCAAAGAATAAAGTTAAATATGATGATCCAGAAGCGTGGCAATTAGTAAATAAACTTACAGAATCATTTCAATATTATTTGTTAAAGTCTTCTAATGCTTTAGCCGTAGAAAAAGGCGCTTGTGAATATTATGACAGAACTAAGTACGCCCAAGGGATTTTACCCATTGATACTTATAAACGCGATGTGGATGAAATTGTGGGTAGCGAATTATCTTGCGATTGGGAGAAGTTACGTGAGGATATTAAGCAACATGGATTACGCCATTCGACGCTTTCGGCCCAAATGCCGTCAGAAAGTTCATCCGTCGTCAGCAACGAGACAAACGGGATCGAACCGCCAAGAGACTACATCTCAACAAAAAAATCCAAAAAAGGCCCGCTCAAACAAGTCGTCCCTGAATATTATCGTTTAAAGAATTTTTATACATTGCTATGGGATATGCCAAGCAACGATGGCTATATCAAGATAGTTGCAGTGATGCAAAAATATTTTGATCAAGCAATTAGTGGCAATTGGAGTTATAATCCATTGCATTATGAAGACAATCAAGTACCATTAAGTGTAATGGCTACAGATTTGTTACAAACTTACAAGTATGGCTGGAAAACATCTTATTATCAAAACACTTATGATTTTAAAACAGATGATAGTGTTGAAGATGAAGAACCTGATGATATGCACATTGCTAGTGATCAACGTGGCTCGTATAAGAAAGTTATCGAAGTTATCGACGAAGATTGCGATGCTTGTGTAATTTAAGTAAGAGGAAAAATGAAAACAGTTTTTAATAAAAAGAAGACCAACTTCGCCGAAGAACCTATGTTTTTTGGGAGCGATCTTGCGATCCAACGGTTTGATGTATATAAGTATCCCATTTATGATAAGTTGACACAGACTCAACTGGGGTATTTTTGGAGACCAGAAGAAGTAAGTCTTCAAAAAGATAGAAATGATTTCCAAACTTTACGTGAGGAACATAAGTTTATCTTTACTAGCAATTTGAAATATCAAACATTGCTAGATAGTGTTCAAGGGCGCGGCCCAGCATTAGCATTTTTACCTCATGTTTCTCTACCAGAATTAGAAGCATGTATTATAACATGGGATTTCTTTGAAACAATCCATAGTCGCAGTTATACATATATTATGAAGAATATATATTCTAATCCAGAAAAATTATTTGATAGTATATTGGATGACACGGCCATTATGAAAAGAGCATCTTCGGTTACAGAAAATTATGATAATTTTATTAATTATGCAGATGATTATAGAATAGGTAAGGGCACTCGTAAAGAACTTAAAAAGAGATTTTACTTAGCATTACTTAATGTAAATATATTAGAAGGCATCCGTTTTTATGTTTCGTTTGCTTGCTCTTTTGCGTTTGGCGAACTTAAACTTATGGAAGGCTCTGCAAAAATTCTGTCCTTAATTGCAAGGGATGAATCACAGCATTTGGCTATTACACAAAATATTATTAATACATGGCGCAAGAATCCCAAAGAGGATATCGAAATGACACGTATTATGAAAGAATGTGAAGATGAAGTATATGCAATGTATGACAGAGCAGTTACTGAAGAAAAGGAATGGGCAAATTATCTATTTAAAAATGGTAGTATGATTGGATTGAATGATATATTATTACACCAGTATATTGAATATATTACTAATCGTAGAATGCGAGCAATTGGTTTAGAAGCACGATATGATTATAGTATGCAACATAATCCCTTACCATGGACACAGCATTGGTTAAGTAGTAAAGGATTACAAAACGCACCACAGGAAACAGAAATTGAAAGTTATCTTATTGGCGGAATTAAGCAGGACATTGAGAAAGATACATTTAAGGATTTTAAACTGTAATGGTAAAAATATATGTTAAACTTGTTGATGGCAGTGAAAAAGAAATTGAGGCCGAAGTCGGCGATACAGTTAAAGATGCCATTGAATATGAATTGAGTCCGGACGATTGGGCTATGTGCGGCGGTTGTTTATGTTGTGCAACTTGTCATGTTTATGTAGAAAATGGAGACTATCCAGATATGGAAAAGTCTGAAGAGGCGGTACTAAAGGATTTAGGCGTCAACCAATTGGATAATTCTCGTTTAAGTTGTCAGATGGAAATTACAGATAGTAATGATGGCAACCATTTTACGGTTGCACCAAATTGATTTTTATTGTATAATAAGTAATATTATAGAAAACTGAATATGCCCCTGTAGCTCAGTTGGTAGAGCAATGGTTTTGTAAACCATAGGTCGTTGGTTCGACTCCGACCGGGGGCTCCAGTTTTAGGAGAAAGAAAAATATGTCTACACATGATGACATTCAAAATTTAATAGAAACATATAAAGCAGAGTCTGCAAAATTTGAAGACAAAGGCGTTAAAGCATCTGCAGGTCGTGCAAGGAAAGCACTTAGTGAACTCGGTAAGTTAACAAAAGTACGCCGAGCGGAAATACAAGAAAAGAAAAACAATATGTAAAGGAGGACTAAACTATGTTAGAAACATTGTTTTGGGTCGCCGTAGGTCTTGTCGTTGGCTGGAATTTACTTCCACAACCAGCATGGGCAAAGGCACTATGGGACAAATGCACCGGTAAGTAACCGACGGGGGATTGGTGAAATGGGATCACGTGGCCTTTGCAAGGCTAAATTAAGAGTTCGACTCTCTTATTCTCCACCAATTCTGCTGTGGGCCCTTAATTCAGCGGTAGAATGCCATCTTTACATGGTGGAAGTCGTTGGTTCGATTCCAACAGGGCCCACCACCATTTGCCTGGAGCAAACGAAGTGAAAATAAAAATTGAATATGTATGGCTAGACGGGTACAAGCCAGAACCATCGCTACGAAGTAAAATTAAAGTTGAAGATGCATGGACTGAGGATCAAGGCCCAAGTACGTGGTCATTTGATGGTAGTTCAACTCAACAAGCATCAGGTAGTAAGTCTGATTGTTTATTAATGCCTGTGCAATTATATAATAATCCATTTTTACCTAATGCGTATATTGCATTATGCGAAGTCTTAAACCCTGATGGTAGTCCACACGTAAGTAATACTCGGTGCCATTTAAATAATGATGATGATTGGTGGTTTGGATTTGAACAAGAATATGTGTTAGAAGTAAATAATCGTCCTATAGGGTTTCCTGATATTGGCTATCCAAAACCACAAGGAGATTTTTATTGTGGATCAGGCCCAAATAATGTAGCAGGTAGAGAAATTGCTGATGCACATTTAGAATTATGCTTAGAAGCAGGATTAAATATTACAGGAACTAATGCCGAAGTAATGATAGGCCAATGGGAATATCAATGCTTCGGTGCAGGCGCAAAAAGAGCCTCAGATGATTTATGGGTTAGTAGATACATTATGCAACGCTTAACTGAACGTTATAATGTTAATTTTAATTTACATCCTAAACCTGTAGCAGGTGATTGGAATGGCAGTGGAATGCATACTAATTTTTCTAACAATGATACAAGGAATATTGGCGGCAAAGAAATGCTTATTGAAATGTGTAAGAAATTGGAACAAAAGCATACCGCACATATTAATGCATATGGATCAAACAATGATATGCGTTTAACTGGTTTGCATGAAACACAGCATATTGACTCTTTTAGTTATGGTGTTAGCGATCGCGGAGCAAGCATACGTATTCCAATTGCAACAGCAGAGAATGAATGGAAGGGGTATTTAGAAGATCGCAGGCCTGCTTCGAATGCTGATCCGTATCAAGTTGTTAAAATCTTGATTGATACATTAAGTTAGTTATGTGACGGTATCCGAGTTTCTTCAAACCAGACGTGTTTACGTTTACTAGGATCATATCTTCGCATACGTAACTTTTTGCTATCCCGTACCATACTTCTAGTTTTCTCTATAGTAAAACTATATTTGTAACTTTTTCTTTCGCCTTCCGGCACCATTAGTACTAATTTACTTGCTTTCTTCGCCATAATGTTTATCCATAAAATCTTTTGCTAATTCAAATGATGCACTTCCTGCTGGGGAAACCCGTAGGATATTATTTAAAAGATCCTGTACAGAATCTTTAAAAAGGTTTGCTTGATATTCTATTTGATTTGCTTTGCTTTCTGCTTCGGCTGATATATACTTAGCAGTATGTTGACCCATTGATGTAGTTATAGTATAATAAGCGGAATCTGACGTACAGTTTATTGGCAAGCACATATCATCAACCGGACTAGTTACATTTACATATGTTAACATTTGATCTTTAGTTATAAAGTTATTATTTTCAAACCAATCTTCATCTGGCAGATCTGCGAGATCAGAAAGTACATTCACTGCTGACTCATATATAAGGTTCTCTTTTTTAGACATTTTTCTCTCCCTTTCGTTGTCCATTTACTCTTACGTTGTCCTGTACAATGCGTTCAAGTTTTAAGTATGGTATACGTTCGTTTGGTACGTATCGCCATATCATGCCATCGGAACCAATTTTACTAAAGACAGTAGTCATATATCCAATAGATACAATTACAGCCTCTTCACCATCAAGTATTACAGTATCGCCGGGATTAAAGTGTGGCCTCAATTTAAATTTAATACCTTTTGCAAAAGATGTAATCCAGTCTTTTAATAATGCGGCAAAAATTAAACTGGCCACTAAAGTAAGCCATGGCATTAGTAATACGCCTAATTCCAATGCCGCTAATCCTGTAAGATCGTTCATACTACTCTTATTCTTCCTCTGACTGCTGTTTCATATCTTCTAACTGTTTCTCTATATGAGTTAGTCTCATGTTCTGTTCAGCATCATCTGGTAACGCACCTAGTTCACCACGTGGCCATTTAATTCTAAACTCGTTATTTGCTTTAACGTGTACATCTTGTATAGCCATATTATGTTCTATAAACGTTATACGTCCCGTTAAATTAAAGTACCCTGTTATTGCTACACCAACCAATATTAACAATGCTATTAAATTCCTTAAAGGGATTGTAATTTCGGATCTATCGTTAACGTTAAACCTGTTGTTGTCTTTGACACCCATACAATTTATCTCCACATATAATATTACAAATATTGTGCAACTTTATATTGTTATTTATTAGTATTCCATCCGGATAATTCACCTGTCCATTTTTTTCTTTTTTGTATAGGATTTTCGAAAAACTGATCAAGGTCTGTTGGCATTACGTATCCATCTTTATATAATGTATCTTTGTTAAGGCTTTGTGAAAGTAAATCTGTGTATTCAGGATTATTTTCCCCGGTCCATGGTGCACCTATAGTAATAGTATATTTTTCGTTATTGGTGTTATTTAACATTCCGTGCGGCCACGACCCATCAATAATAAAAGGTATTCCTTCTTTATTTTTTGGTGGATATACTTTATCGGTTGTTGTAACATAATATAATGTATCTACATTTCCTTGCAATACAATTCGTAATTTATGTTGTATCGTCCCCATTTTCTTTTTATTACAATCAATGTGTTCTTCGTTACGATCATTCGGCGGCGTTTTTAAAACCATTATTCTACCATGTGGTTGCATCCAATTAAAAATATACTTTTCGCAATAGTCAATTAAATCAATTGGAGCATTTTTAGTCCAAACAAATTCATTGCCATCTTTTTTAACAATAGTATCTTTTCCACTAGTTCCTCCGCCCTGTGAATGAAGGGTAAGCATAGTAGTTTTTCTATATGGATCGTAGAACCACGCATCGCTGGGGATTTTTTTAATATCTGCAATTATTTTTTTAGTATCACATTTAGGTAATTGTAAATAAGTGAACAGTATATTTTTGTGTACGGACATACAAATATTTATTGTACTGCTCGTTTTGCCACCATTAGATTTAATGGATTAAGACATAAGTTTTGGTTACATATAACTGGATTGGTTGGAAAGGTAAATACTGTATCGGATACTTTTCCTATTATTTGACTTTGTGGGCATACACTAGTTCTAATATTTCCAGACATGTCGATCACAATTAAATTTGTACCTATTTCACAACGCATACCTTTAAAATTATTCATTTTATTAGATAGGAGTTCATTTGCACCATAGTATACGATAGTACCATCCTCATATGTTAATTCTTGATCTTTAATTATTTCACCAGGACCTTTACTAAACATAATATTTAAATCTTTTTTGGTATATTTGTAAAAATGTTCACCTGTTTGATTGACTTTGTCAAATAACGGCTTTATAATTATAACAACGTCATGCTTATAAGTTGAAATAAGTTCTTCAGCATAAGAAACTATATCATCCATATAATCAATGACTGCCGCAAATTGACAAAAAACTTTACAGTTTTCTTTTATGGCCATTCCAACAATTTCTTTATAATGGGTGAAATTGGAATGTTGTGGATGATAAGTAAAGTTAACTATAGATAGAAAGGGTAGTATTTCCCCCCAATATCGTTTTGTTCGACTTCCATTTGTGATTATAGATGTTCTGGCATTGTTAGCCCAACATAGTTGGAGAATTTCAGGAAAGTACTTACATAATGTAACTTCCCCGCCAAGAAAATCTAGTCTTATTGTGTTATTTGATTGTTTAATATGGTTAAAAAGGTTAATTAAGAAATTAGTTGCTGATTCATAACTAGGCCAGTTAAATGATGAGTTATGTAAATAAGGTGGACAATATTCGCAAGTCCAATTACAACTATTTCCAAAAGACCATTGTATGAATAGCTCATTGAGAGGTTCTGTAGGGTTTTTACGGGGTGTAATAGATACCAATTGATTCATACAACTATTTACGCGATCGAAGTAAATAGTAGTAGCAAAATAGACACTAATGGGAGCGTCATATATGACAATTTTTAAACAGTTCTTAGAAGACCAACTTAGTGGTCAAACTGAGTTTATAACCTTTGAAGAATATTTAGACTTATGTAAAAAGGATCCATTAACATATGCTAGTCCAGCGGAACGAATGATAAATGCAATCGGCGAACCAGAGTTTGTCGATACAAGTAAAGATTCGAGATTGTCTCGGATCTTTTTAAATAAAACATTAAAAATTTACCCAGCATTCAAAGATTTTTATGGTATGGAAGATACTATCGAACGCATTGTTGGATATTTTAAACATTCAGCACAAGGATTAGAAGAACGTAAGCAAATTATATATTTGCTTGGGCCAGTAGGCGGCGGCAAATCAAGTCTTGCTGAAACCCTTAAGGAATTAATGCAAAAATATCCTATCTATACTTTAGTTGCAGAGGGAGAGCATAAAGATAATATATCTCCAGTTTTTGAATCACCTCTAGGATTATTTGATCCTGATAAGTATGCAAAAACATTAGAAAAAGACTACGGAATTGATAAAAGATATATAAATGGTTTAATGAGCCCATGGGCTATTAAACGACTAAAAGAATTTGGTGGGGATGTTAGCAAGTTTAAAATTGCTAAAATTATACCAAGCAGGTTAGAGCAGATCGCTATTGTTAAAACAGAACCAGGCGATGAGAATAATCAAGATATTAGTGCATTGGTTGGCAAAACTGATATTCGTATGCTAGAGCATTTTAGTCAAAACGATACAGACAGTTATAGTTATAGTGGTGCATTGTGTAGAGGCAACCAAGGACTTATGGAATTTGTTGAAATGTTTAAAGCACCAATTAAAGTGCTACATCCACTACTAACTGCTACACAAGAGGGTAACTATATTGGTACAGAAGGTATTAGTGCAATTCCATTTAACGGCATTGTGTTAGCACATAGTAACGAGGCCGAATGGCAAACATTTAAAAACAATAAAAACAACGAAGCCTTTATTGATAGAATTTGTGTAGTTAAAGTTCCTTATTGCTTGCGAGCAGACGAGGAAGTTAAAATTTATGATAAGATGCTTGATTCATCTGGTTTAGATGTTTCAAAATGTGCGCCAGAGACATTAAATATGTTAGCACGGTTTGGTATACTAACACGATTGCGTGAACATGAAAACAGTTCACTATATAGTAAGATGAGAATATACAATGGTGAGAACATTAAAGATACTGATCCAAAAGCAAAGAGTATGCAGGAGTATAGAGATGTGGCCGGAGTCGATGAGGGCATGGCTGGAATCTCAACACGTTTTGCTTTTAAAACTTTATCTAAAACATTTAACTTTGATACAGATGAAGTTGCGGCAGACCCGATCCATTTACTGTATGTCCTTGAGGATAGCATTAAGCGTGAACAGTTTGCGAAAGAAAAAGAAGATTTGTGTATTGAATTTATTAAAGACTATTTAAGTCCTAAGTATGCTGAGTTTATTGGAAACGAAATCCAAAAAGCATATTTAGAAAGTTATAGTGACTATGGACAAAATTTGTTTGATCGTTATATTGAATATGCAGATGCCTGGATTCAAGAAATAGACTTTAAAGATCCAGATACAGGTAATTTGTTTGATCGTGATGTGCTTAATGAGGAATTAGAAAAGATTGAAAAACCTGCAGGTATAGCAAATCCCAAAGACTTTCGTAATGAAGTTGTCAATTTTGTGATTCGTGCTAAAGCAAAAGGCAAAGGTAAGAATCCAAAATGGTCAAGTTATGAAAAACTACGTGAAGTAATCGAGAAGAAAATGTTTGCTTCAACTGAAGAACTGTTACCAATTATTAGTTTTTCGACTAAGGGTAACAAGGACGATCAGAAGAAGCATAATGACTTTGTAGAGAGGATGGAGAGCAAGGGATATACTGGTAGGCAGGTCAGGAGATTGGTCGAGTGGTACATGAGAGTTCAGAAGAGCAGTTAATGACCAAGTACATAATTGATCGTCGCCTCAATCCAAAAGGTAAAAGTATATCTAACCGACAACGGTTTATACGAAGGGCCAAAAAACATCTTACGGAGAGAGTACGCAAAAATGTAGTCGATCGTTCTATTACAGATAAGAACGAAGAAAAGATTAGTATTCCAACGGATGGAATACGTGAGCCTACATTCGGAACAGACCATAAAACAGGCAAACACGATTTTGTATTGCCAGGTAATAAAGAGTTTTTACCGGGAGATACAATTCCAAAACCTAAAGCCGGCCAGGGCGCCGGCGGCGGCGGCGAGGCCAGCGATGACGGAGAAGGGGAAGATGAGTTTGCTTTTAGTTTAACCCGAGATGAATATTTAGATGTAGTTTTTGAAGATCTTGAATTGCCTGATCTTGAAGAAAAGAATAGAGAAGATGTAACAGTATGGGAATCACAACGTGCTGGATATACACCAGTAGGTAGCCCAAGCCAACTTAATATTGAACAAAGTATGATAAGAAGTATTGGCCGCAGGATTGCATTAAAAACACCAAAAACAAAAGAGATAGAACGGCTCGAGCACGAAATAGAACAACTTGAGGAAGCAATAAAACATTATAAAGATGATATTAAGTCTATAACTAAAAATAAGGCTTTGATCAAACAATTACAAAAAGAAATAGACGGATTACGTAGAAGACGTAGAGCAATCCCTTTTGTAGATCCAATAGATTTGCGTTTTAATAATTTTATTAAAAAACCTAAACCAACTACTACAGCCGTAATGATATGCATTATGGATGTTAGTGCAAGTATGGGAGAAAGAGAAAAGGAATTGTCAAAGAGATTTTTCTTATTATTATATTTGTTTTTAGAAAGAAAATATGAGAAAGTTGATGTAGTGTTTATAAGACATCATACAACAGCGATAGAATGTTCTGAAGAGGAGTTTTTTCAAAGCAAAGAAACGGGCGGCACAATTGTAAGTAGTGGCATTGAGTTAGCAGGAAAAATCCTTAAAGAACGTTATCCAGCATCAGATTGGAATGCTTATATTGCACAAGCAAGTGATGGGGATAATTTTACAAGTGATCTGCCCGTTTTAGAAGATATCTTAGTTAAACAAATTTTACCAATAGTTAAGTTTTATACTTATGTTGAGATTGCTGGCTTATATGAACAACAACGAGGTTTCTGGAATACAAGCACCGGCCGTAGCGGTATGTGGCAATTATATGAAGGACTGCATAACACTTGGGGCAACCTTGTTAGTAAACGTGTTGCAGAAGCAGGAGAAATTATTCCAGTGTTTAGAGAATTCTTTTCGAAAGTTAATTCAGGTCCAATATCAGCATTAACAAAAGACCCCGAAAAGGAAATATTATAATGGTTCGTCCTCTTTATACAGGTTCAGAATGGAATTTTGAAATGCTTGAAGATGTATATAATGCATGTGAAACCATTGCATTTGAAGATCTTAAATTAAACATATACCAAAATCAATTAGAGGTTATCTCTTCAGAACAAATGCTTGATGCATATTCTAGTTCAGGTCTACCAATTTATTATAAGCATTGGAGTTTTGGCAAACATTTTTCTTCTGAAGAACAAAATTATAGAAAAGGTTATACTGGGTTAGCATATGAGATTGTTATTAATAGTAATCCTTGCATTAATTACTTAATGGAAGAAAATACTATAACAACTCAAACAACAGTTATTGCACACGCCGCGTTTGGACATAATCACTTTTTCAAGAATAATTATTTGTTTAGACAATGGACCGATGCTTCACATATTATGGACTATCTTATTTTTGCTAAAAATTATCTATATGATTGTGAACAACGGTATGGAGCAGACATTGTTGAGAAATTATTAGATAGTTGTCATGCTTTAAGTAGACATGGCATTAGTAGATATAAACGTCCAGTAAAATTAAATTTCTTCGAAGAAACACAACGCAAAGAAGAGCGCGATGAATATTTAAAAAGCATTTATAATGATTTATGGCGTACACTTCCAAAAACTAAAAAGCAAGAAAAAAAGAAACACGATGTTGCGTTCTCCGATCCAGAGGAAAATATATTATATTTTATTGAAAAGAACTCTCCCATTTTAGAATTATGGCAGAGAGAAGTAGTACGTATTGTAAGAAAAATATCACAATACTTTTATCCACAGTATCAAACTAAAGTAATGAATGAAGGCTGGGCAGTGTTCTCACACTTCTTTATTATGAATCGTTTATACGATAAAGGTTTACTTACTGACGGCGCAATGTTAGAATTTATACATACACATAGTGGTGTGTTATATCAACCATCATTTGATAATCAAAGATATAATGGATTCAATCCTTATTACTTGGGATTTGAAATGTTTAGAGATATTAAACGTATTTGTGACAACCCAACAGCAGAAGATAAAGAATGGTTTCCAGATTTTGCTGGTAGTAATTGGCTTGAAACTTGTTTATATGCAGTCGAAAATTATAGAGATGAATCATTTATTAGGCAGTTTTTGAGTCCTACACTGATCCGAAAAATGAAACTGTTTGTTCTTAATAACAATTCAGATAAAGATCATTATCGAGTTGAGCATATACATAACCGACAAGGTTATAAAAATGTTCGGACGTCGCTTGCAAGCCAATACGAAATTGGTAATATGTTGCCAGATATCCAAGTGTATGATGCAAACTTTAAAGGTGATAGAATGTTAATGTTACATCACAATGTACAAAGTGGTAAATTACTTAGTAAAGAAACTGATGATGTTTTAAAACATGTTAAAAGATTGTGGGGATATCAAGTTAAATTAGAAAGCCGCCAAAATGGTTTGTTAATAAAAGCATTTAGTACGGATGCAGAGCCTCAATTAAAGATTGAGTAAGGGAGAAGGCAAATGGCCATGATAATTAAAGACATTGCCACCGATGGATATGAACGTATAGTACGAGTAATTAATGAAAGTGCTAAACTAGATTGTATCATTGCTGTACACAATATAAGACTTGGTCCAAGCCTTGGGGGTGCCCGATTCTGGGCATTTGATAATATCGAACAACAACTAACAGATGCTAAACGTTTGGCCGAAGGTATGACATATAAAAATAGCATCTGTGGAATTAATTTCGGCGGCGGCAAAGCAGTTATTAATTCTAATTATTGTAATGGTGAAAAAACTCCGGAATTATATAAAGCCTTCGGCGAAGCAGTTCATGAATTAGGTGGTATCTATGTTACAGCCGGCGATGTTGGAACATTACATACAGATCTATTAAATATAAAAGAAACAACAGAATTCGTAGGTGGTATTGAAATTGAAAGCAGTATTCCTACAGCCATTGGGGTTTTCAACGCTATGAAAGCAACTTCGGCATATATGCATGACGACGATATGAATTTCGACGGTATGCATTTTTGTATTAGTGGTGTGGGAAAAGTAGGAGGTACATTAGCCAGATTATTGTTTAACGATGGCGCAAGAATAACGGTTGCTGATGTTAATGCAACAGCCATTGAGAATCTTACTGATATACTTTTCGATACAATAGATATCAACTTGGCCCATACTGTTAAGTGTGACTATTTTAGTCCATGTGCTCTAGGAAATGTGTTAAATGCAGAAACACGTAGTAATTTAAACTGTTCTGCAATTGTAGGTGCGGCCAATAATCAATTAGATAACGAAGAAACAGATCAATGGTTATTTAATAATAAGATTGTTTATGCACCTGATTATCTTGTAAATAGCGGCGGCGTAATTTCTATAGCCGCTGAAATTGAAAATACAGAGGATAACATTGATAAAGCATTAGATGAAATTGCTAATAAAACATTTGAAGTTATCCAAAGTAGTAATGAGAGGGGCGTTTCGACGGATAAAATTAGTAAAGAATTAGCGTGGGAACGCATAAACAAAGGTTGACAGATAGTTAAGATAATGTTATACTTTTGTTAATTTATGTAATAATTACATAGATAGTTAACTTATGAATATGTAAGTTAAGAATATAATAAAACAGGAGAAAGTTATGGATTGGCTTGATAGTATTAGAGGTTGGGCCCGCGCCATCACAGATTTAGGAGTTGTAGCGATTGCATTAGTTGTTGTGCTACAAGTTCTATTCGGCGGCGCAGGGGTACCATTCTTTTCGGGTATGGACGTAGTCGGTAATATTACCGGCTTAGTTAGTTCCCTAGGCTCCCAGGGACTTGTTGGCTTAGTTGCCGTTGCAGTTCTATACTGGGCCTTCACTAAAGATTAAGTGGAGAAGTAATCGGTGTATCCTAGGTGTACATAATAGAAGATGGATGTGCTGAGCACATCCATTTTTTATTCCATTGACAAATAGATAAAAATGTAGTAATATATTAATATGGTAGTAAATTATAACGCTCGGCACGTAATGATTGATATTGAGTGCCTCGGAACCGGAGATATGCCAGTTGTCTTGTCTATTGGAATTATTAAATTTAACCCATGGCACGACTATCGTGGTATGCCTATTGAATCATTAAATACAAAATATTTAAGGCCATCACTTGAAAGTTGTCAAGAGATTGGTTGCGATATTGATGACGATACTTTAGACTGGTGGGCAAAGCAGGACTCGGTTGTATTAGATGAAGCATTTAATAATGAAGGACGAATTTCTGTACGTAAATCATTGCGAGAATTATATAGGTATTGTATTGGATGTACCCATTATTGGGGGCACGGTGCTCAATTTGATTATGGGATACTAGAACATATTGCCGTTAAATTGGAACGAGGAGTTCCGTGGCGATTTTATCAAGTACGTGATTCACGTACAGTGTTTGATATGGCTAACCCTGATCGGCCTACGGAGTTACAACATCATGCTTTATATGATTGCTTGAGTCAAATTATTGGTGTACAGAATGTATACAGGAAATTAAATGTCAGAGACGTATAAAGATGCCGGCGTTGATATAGAAAAAGCAAACGAACTAGTAAAACATTTAGGCATAGAAGGATTCGGCGCTCTTATTAATCTAGGAAATATTTGTCTTGTATTAAGTACAGACGGCGTCGGCACAAAGTTACTCATAGCAGAGGAATTAAAGAAGTATGACACAATTGGGATTGACCTTGTGGCTATGTGTGTTAATGACATTCTTTGTCATGGCGCATTACCTCTTGCATTTCTAGATTATTATGCGACGGGTAAATTAAATTTAGAAAAAAGTAAAGAAATATTGTCTGGTATTCAAAGAGGTTGTGAAATAGCCGGATGTAAATTAGTTGGCGGCGAAACAGCAGAGATGCCAGGATTGTATGAAGGTGAACATTTTGATCTTGCTGGATTTTGTGTAGGTGCTGTTGTAAGAAAAAATTCTGATTACTTGTATATTATTCCACGAGATGATATTAAGTCAGGGGATGTTCTTATAGGAATACCAAGTTCGGGCCCGCATAGTAATGGGTTTAGTCTTATACGTAAATTATATAAGGATAATAATTTAGAATATGATAAGATGTGTTTGAAGCCAACTAGAATATATGTTGATGATTTTTCACATAATTGGCAATTCATTAAAGCGGCCGCACATATAACAGGGGGAGGAATACATGGAAACCTTCCAAGAGTTTTGCCGAGTTATTGTGATTATAAATTATATGACAAATTTGATATTCCTGTTCGTTTATCATCATGGTGGAAAGAATTGTATCATATGTCCAAGTTAAATAGATATGAATTTGAAAGTATTTTTAACTGCGGTTGGGGAATGATACTTGTAGTTGATAAAATGAGTGTTGATCAATTAGTGGATTTAGAAGACGCCGAAGTTATAGGCGAAATTACAGAGAGATAGGCCCTTATGGTGAAATGGATATCATCCGAGTCTTCTAAACTTGTGTTCCAGGTTCGAATCCTGGTAAGGGCACCATTGGAAAATAAATGATAGAGAGTTTTATATACGTAGGACGAGAATCCTTAGAGATGATGTTTTTGACCTTAATGGTCACAACTGCAATTACAGTTGATAAAAGAATATATGCCTCGGCTATATTTGGAATGCTATGTGGTTTGGCGGGAGGCTTTGCGTTAGGAGAGTTGTTAGAAAATTACGAGGTATTAATGTATGCTATGTTAAGTGCATTAATGATTTACTTGTTCCTTACTAGTGCAAATTTGCCAGCACATATTAAAGGACATGTTGATGCTATTGCTAATCGTAATACAGCAGGTATGGTAGGGTATTTTGTAATATGGTTTATATACTTTAGAGAAAGTATGGAAGTGTTTGCATTTATGTTTCAAGCAGTTAATAATAATGTAGAAGGCTGGACAGGCGCCGCATTAGTAGTAATTGTTGTTGCTAGTCTTTATAAATGGTTAACAAATTATAAGGATACTAAAACATTATTTACAGCAACACGTTATGCCTTTTTAGTATTTGCTATATGGTTTGGATATGAAGCATTAGAACATGCACATATATTATAAACAATGACAGAGGAAGATGAATGTATAATTTATACCCAGGCTATGGTGTACCGTGGTTCTGGTTACATTGGGAAATAGTTAAAGGCCCATATAGTTAAAGGGTCTAGGCTCGGGCGGTGGGCTGGACATTACGCCAAGGGGACCACTTATTGAAGCCTATCCAGGTGCATAAGTCCGCCCCCGCCTTTTTTATTGGAAGCGTGGCAGAGTGGACGAATGCGGTTGACTGCTAATCAATTTAACGTCTTAACGGCGTTACGAAGGTTCGAATCCTTCCGCTTCCGCCATAAATACATAAGATGTCTTGGATAAATAATATATGAATAATTTGTCGCATAAATTTTTGATTGCGGGCCCGAGGTTAATGGACCCTCGCTTCCATAAAAGTATTGTTTACATTTATAAACATGATGAGAATGGCGCCCTCGGTTTTATTGTGAATAAGCCAATGCCTAATTCTCTTTGGTATGAATTGTGCAATAATGCAGAAGTTAAAAACCCTGTTGAAAAAGATGTTAAAGTTTGTTTCGGCGGCCCAATTGATACGCAAACTGGTTTTGTATTACATACTGCGGAGTATGAAACTGAGTTTACAGAAAAAATAACAGGCGCCGTATCAATTACACAAGGATTACATATTATTGCTGATATTGCTCAAGGACTTGGCCCAAGAGAATATATAATTATTTTAGGATATTCAAGTTGGACAGTCGGCCAAGTTGAAATGGAAATTGAGGCAGTATGGCCGAGACAAGATGGCGAAGGTTGGCTAGTAATTGATTTTACCGACGAATTAGCATTTGGGGTGGATCATAACGTTAAATGGAATAAAGCAATTGAATTATATGCTTCGAATACTGTAAGTAAATTATTAGAATTTTAAAATGAAAGACTTAAACAAATATAGAAATATAGGAATTTTTGCTCATGTAGACGCAGGTAAAACCACGACTACTGAACGTATTCTTAAACTTACAGGAAAGATCCACAAAATTGGTGAAGTCCATGACGGCGCCGCAACCACAGACTTTATGGAGCAAGAGCAAGAGCGAGGCATTACTATTCAAAGTGCCGCGACTACTTGCTACTGGAATGATTATCAGTTAAACATTATAGATACTCCCGGTCACGTAGACTTCACTATTGAAGTCTACCGTTCCCTTAAAGTACTTGACGGTGGTATTGGTGTATTTTGTGCAAGTGGCGGCGTAGAGCCACAGTCAGAAACTAATTGGCGTTATGCTAACGATAGTGAAGTAGCACGTATTATATACGTTAATAAAATGGATAGAGTTGGTGCTAATTTTAATCGTGTTATAGCACAAATAAAAACACGGCTTGGAGCGAAGCCGTTAGTTATGACATATCCAATCGGAGTCGAAGATACCTTTGTAGGTGTAATTGATATACTTACACAGAAGGCTTGGATATGGTCCGATCCGACTGACCCAACTTCTTATACTATAACTGACATCCCAGATGATAACGTACCCAATGAAAAAACAAGTGACAAGTACACATACAAAGAAATGGCAAAACAATATTATGATATATTAGTTGAGACAGTTGTTGAACAAGATGACGAAGTTATGATGCAATGGATGGACGATCCAGATTCGATTAGTATTGAAGATTTAAAAATGTGTATACGCAAAGGTACTAATACATGTGAATTCTTTCCAACATATTGTGGCAGTTCATTTAAAAATAAAGGTGTACAAAACATATTAAATGCTGTGGTAGATTATTTGCCTAATCCAACTGAAGTTAATCCACAACCAGAAGTAGATGAGAAAGGTGAAGCAACTGGTGAAGTTGCTATAGTGGATCCAGAAAGTCCATTAAGAGCACTTGCATTTAAAATAATGGAAGACAAATATGGCGCTTTAACTTTTATTAGAATATATTCTGGCCAAATAAAAAAAGGTGATTCGATATTAAATTCTTTCACACAAAAGAAAGAACGCATTGGGCGTATTGTTGAAATGCATGCCGACTCTCGAGAAGAAATAAACAATGCCCAAGCAGGAGACATTGTAGCATTACTTGGAATGAAAAATGTACAAACAGGACATACTCTTTGTGATGTAAACAAGCCAGCAACTTTAGAACCAATGGTATTCCCAGATCCAGTTATCAGTATAGCAATTGAACCAAAGACACAAAGCGACATGGAAAGATTAGGAACTGCTATTGGTAAGATGGTACAAGAGGATCCGTCCTTTCATGTAGAAACAGATATAGAATCTGGACAAACAATACTTAAAGGTATGGGTGAATTGCATTTAGATATTAAATGCGATATATTGAAACGCACACATGGTATAGAAGTTAGCGTTGGTAAACCACAAGTTGCATATAGAGAAACGATTACAAGAACAATAGAAGACAGGTACATACATAAAAAGCAAACAGGTGGTGCAGGCCAATTTGCTGATATAGAATATATAATTGAGCCATTAGAACAAGGTGAAGGGTTTGTATTCGAAAGTAAAGTTATTGGAGGGAATGTTCCGCGAGAGTTTTTTCCAGCAATAGAAAAAGGATTTAAACAATCAGGACAATGTGGTGTATTAGCAGGCTATCCAATGCTTGATTATAAAGTAACATTAATAGATGGTTCTAGTCACCAGGTTGACAGTAGTGCAGTAGCATTCCAGCTCGCCGCCATGGCCGGATACAGACAATCTATTCCTAAAGCCAGGCCGCAATTACTTGAACCAATAATGTTAGTTAATGTGTTTTGCCCAATAGATAAGGTAGGAGATGTTATTGGTGATCTCAATAGTCGTAGAGGAATGATTAAAAATCAAGATATGCAAGGTACTATGGTTCGCATTGAGGCCGATTTACCATTAGGAGAGATGTTTGGATATATTGGTGACTTGCGTGGGATGACATCCGGCCGTGGCCAATATAGTATGGAATTCTCACATTATGCGCCTGCTCCGAAGCATATTGCAGAAGTTATTATTAAGACACAGGCATGATCTCTAGTCGATCCGGAGTAGCTCAGCGGTAGAGTCGGAGACTGTTAATCTCTTTGTCGCAAGTTCGAATCTTGCCTCCGGAGCCAATTTTAAGGAAATAGCAATGTTAAAGTATAAAAGATTTTATATATTAGTGTTTATAAGTTCTGTTTTGCTATTTTTAGTTCCCGTTGCATTTGCTGAATCGTTGTCTCCGAGATATAACGATCCAAAGCAATTAATTGAAGATGTTATGTATGATGTAATATATACAATACGTACAGATCGCGAGCGTTATGAAAATAATGATGAAGAAGTATATAAGTTAGTTAAGCGGAAAATAATGCCACATGTTGATGTTCGTAAAATGTCTAAGATTGTACTTGCACGACATTGGCGTCAAATGACTATTGAGCAACAAACTGAATTTATGTACTTATTCGAAACTATAACAACAAGATCATATGCTGTGTATATATTAGAATATAAAGATAGTTATTCATTGCATTTTAAGCGAACTATATATCATAATAATGGGGAACGTGCAGTAGTTCATATGATATTAAAATTAGAACAAAATAGAGAAGTAGATACTAGATTTGCTTTATATCAATCTCCAACTGCAATAGACAAATGGAAAATATATAATTTATCTATCGAAGGGATTAATTTTGGAATTGTATATAGAAGTACATATAGTAGTGTTATTAGACAGAGTGGAATTGAGGGATTGTTAGATAAAATGAGACAAAAATTATGATAAATAGTAATATGAAATGTACAATAACAGTTACTGAAAGCGCACAAAAGAAAGTAGGAGAACTACTAGAAGGTGCACCAGATATGTCAGCAGTACGTGTATTTGTTGCAGGTTCAGGATGTTCTGGAATGACACATGGCATGACATTTGCTGATGAAAAAGAAGCAAGAGATATCGAGTTTGCACCTAAATTTTATATAGATCCTATAGCAATTCACTTTATGGATGGTGCTACAATAGATTATGAGAACGATGGCTTTAAAGATTCGTTTGTATTCCATGATGTATTTAAACAGCAAGGCGGATCTGGATCATGCGGTGGGTGTGGCGCCGCAGTATAATAAATATCTGTATGAATAGTAAACATGATACAGACCCAGCCACTTGGTACACCCCAGATTTAAATATGCTGAGTTATACAACCGGACTATATTGCGAGTTTGGTACAATAAAAGAACAATTAGATAGATGGAATAAAACCCATATTGATTATAATCGTTCTTTTAAAAAGATTGCGTTTATTGGTGATAGTTATTGTGCAGATTTGACTTCTGATAATAAAGATAAAGAAAATAGGTATTCTAGTTGGCCGGAGTTGGTTGCAAAACAGGTTAATGCAGAAATTTTACAAATTGGTTTTGGCGGGTTAGGTTTTGTTTCTTCGTTTTATAATGCATATGTAAGGCATCACCGGAATTTGGATCCATCAGAAATTGGCCAAACGGAATTATGTCCGGGCAGACTATCAGTTTTAGAACGAGCAGATATTATTATTGTTTGTATTAGTGCGCCCGATAGGTTACCAAATCGGCACGGATTTGCTTTTGGTCCTGCACAGGCTGTTAGGCCTGATAGGTCCATTATACCTAAGAAATATTTAAAAGCCTGTCAATTATACTATGAAAATATGTACTTTAGTAATTTTCATTATATTGCACAAAAAGGTGCAATAAGAGAATTGGATGATATTGTATTTGAAGGTACAAAAAAACCAAATCAAATTATTGTATGGTTACCATGTTTTGAGGACTGTATGTGCGATTACGAACCTAAATCGGGAGTTATTGGTGATGCACCATTATTTGATTTATTTCAACGAGATGCAACAAAATTAAATAAAGACATTTCACGTATGATAGATGAAGGCATTGTATTTAGACAAGACCCTAGTGTAAGTAATCATATGATGAAAGAAACACAAGAACAACTTGCTAATCATATACTTAATTATATTGACAATAAAAAGGAATTTGATTTATTGACACAGCACGGTGCTTCGAGATATACATTATCTATTACGGATATATTACATGATAACTAGAATTAGAATTTTTTGGAATTCGCTTATAATGAGATATCGTTATTGGAAAACAGATCGGAAACATAAACGCGAGTTAAAGAAATTACGTAAGAAAGATCCTTTTATATATGACTGATGTTCGACGACAATATGTAACGTGTAATCGTAGAGGTTATAAATTTTTAAATCCTGTAATTTGGGAAGTAATCGAAGAAAGGAAGTCATTAGGATATTCGCACGGTTTTGGAACAGACTTTTGTGATCCTCCAGTTTATTATGTAGATCCAAAACAACGGCATCAAGAGCCTCTTAGTAATTTACCTAAAGGTTCAACAATTGAAGAAGAGCCCGAACCAGTTATTGTTGAAACAATTGAAGTTGTTAAGTATGAAACAGATCCAGAGATATTAAAAGAATTAGAAATATATCGTAATTATAAATTAAAAGAAAAATGGCAGTTAGAATATGATTGGCATTATGGACATGAATTAGAATGGAACTATAAAAGTAAAAAGGCCGCAGAAGAATATATGGAATATGTAAAAGATTTCTTTGGCCCAAAGTTAGTTGAAACTATTAAGAATATTAAGATAACAAAATATGTCATAGGAAAAGGGGGAGATTAATCTCCCCCTTTTACAAGTTAACAATTACCAGCGATTTTTACCAGTTGCAGGGTCCATTCTTTTTAATCCGCTATCAGCATCTATTTCACGGCCGTGAACATCGCGAATAGTTTTTCTTCCTGGATTGATTATACCAGCAACATTTACCTTTTTGCGTTTAAAAAGACTGTTTAGCCATTTTGGTTGTGGCATTAACCACCAACCAACTGCAAGTCCGAGCACCATTCCTACCCATTGTCCTGTGAACAATGCTGTAAGAAAAGCAAGTATAGTTGCTAGTGTTGCATTTGCGGCAACCCAAGCAATAACTAATGCGATAATTTCCATGTCTGAATCTCCTATTACAATAGTTTATATAATATTTAAGGCAATGTATGCTTAGAATTAAGTTATTATTTAATATGGTTGCAATATAGACTTTTCTGTGTTATAAATAGTACTATGCAACAAATAATGTGTGTACAGTGCAAAACAATGTTTCCAGTCGAACAATGCATATATTACTTCGATGAGAAGTTTTATATTAAAGGAAGCACAAGGCAATTGCCATTTTGTGGTCCGAAGTGTAGCACGGAACATTATAATGAAGGCGGATGGGTTAATAAAGCAACGTTAAAAGGAGTAAAAGGATGAGTTTATTTACAGTAACAGAATCAGCAGAGTCGCAAATGATAAAGATTTGTAATAAACAAGAGGCAGATGTAGTTCGCTTTAGTATTAAGGGCGGCGGCTGTGCAGGTTTTGAATATAACTGGGAAATTAGTAATTCGGATTCTATTGAAAAGTTAGATGAGGTTATTGAATTAGCAGAGAATAAAAAGTTTGTTGTAGATAACATTAGTATAATGTATATAGCAGGTGCCGAGTTTGATTTTGTTGAAGAACTCATGGGTTCAGCATTTAAAGTTAACAACCCCAACGCTTCAAGCAGTTGTGGATGTGGGGAGAGCGTAGGATTTAGTTTATGACCTACATCGTAAATGATGCCTGTATTAAATGTTTATATCAAGATTGTATTATAGTTTGTCCTGTTGATTGTTTTTATGTAGGCGAAAATATGGTAGTCATCCACCCAGATGAATGTATTGACTGTGGTGTATGTGAACCAGAATGTCCTGTCAAGGCAATTGTACCAGATACAAGATTAAAACCAGATGAAACGCATTGGATCGATTTTAATCATAAATGGTCAGAAGCATGGCCTAATATTGTGCATAAAGGAAAAGTCCCAGATGATGCAAGTGATTGGGATAATGTACCAGATAAAATGAAGTATTTTTCAGAGGAGCCTGGCCCGGATCCAGGCGATGATTAAATGGGTAAACAGAAATCAAGTAAAGGATATATATCAAAAGGCGATCGCCGCAATGTTGCTAAATCGATTTGTAAAGCAATAAGAAGAGATCGTACTTATTCGGACAAAGAAGAACAGGCTTGGACGTCATGGACGAATGGCTCGCCAACTCCTAAAATTATCCAAAAATCCTTAGGAATTGGTCCAAAAACGCAATATAAGCAATGGCTAATGCACGTATCCGTCCGCCCAAAAAAGGCATAATTTTTTAAGGTTGACAGAAGCAAGATATCATACTATAATATATATATTATGTATAAAATAAAGATTTATAAACACGGAAGAGATCTACTATGAGAAGTTCGATCTGCCCTGATGGAAAACGTAGGATTTTAACGAAGATCGAAGTTCCTATGGATATTGAAGATATTACTCGGTATGCGTTTGAGTCAGTTGTGCGCCAGCATAATTTACCAAAGGATGAGTATATTGTACGATTAAAAAATATGAATAAACGTGAATTGCTTAGGGCGGCAAAAGAATGTATTAAATCCAATGGGAGAAATGATACTACACTTAGTATTGATCTACATAGCCCGAACAAATCTGAGATTTATGCCCATGTCCGTGCAATGTTCCCCGAAGTTGACTAGAAAACCACTGTAAAATTAAGGGTTTATATGTTGTATTTTTACAACAGAATTAAGGTTGACAAACCAAGATATCATGCTATAATGTATACATAATGAGAAATAAGGAATACTAGATGTTTATGCAGACCTTGCCTGTGCATAATGTGTCCGTCCGTGCCGCCCGATTCTGCCGGCCCCGCCACGAACCCAAGCCAGAATTTGACACTAAAACAGTGTTGGAATTGGCTGTCGCTGTGTATAAAGATCAGGGCTTTATTAAGTCCGGCGCCGGTGGGACGGAGCGGTATGATGATAAGGGAGATTTGCTTCCTGAAGATAAATGGGTTATAACCGAAGACAACAAGACCCGGATACACAAACATCTTACAGGTGCCGCTACGTTAACCGTTACCAAAGATGACAAAGAATTTGCTGAAGAAATTCATGCACATTTTATGGGTTTGACATTTAAAAAACTTGCTGGTAAAACTAACGATTTTGAAAACACTGCATTGAAACATCTCGAAAACGATCTGCTTGATCGTTTGGGTGTTGCGATTGTTGCGTCACTTCCAAAAAGTGTCGATCGTGCAAAGTTGCAGGACGAGCTCAAAGAGAAAACCGAAGACAGCGTATACGTTGGTAAGTTAGGCAAACGTTGCCAGTTTACTGTTGAAGTAAATGATATTCGCTTTGTTGAAAAATTTGGTATTCATCTTGTTACAACTATTGAAAGTGATAAGAATGTTCTTAAGTTTTTCTATGCAAACAGCCCTGCCTCAAATGGTATTGAGGTAGGAAAAACCATCAACATCGCCGCGTTCGTTAAAGGACAGGATGTTAGTAAATACAGCGGCGTAAAAGAAACGATGGTAAATCGTGTTAAAGTCAATGATGTCTGAAAACACTTGGAGAAAGCATACGCTTTCTAAAGAAACAATTCTAAACAGATTAGGCGAATTAGGATTTGAGAAAACGGATCCTTTTGCTCGTACTGAAGTCTGGACAGAGTTTTTTCAACGTAATGATTTTTATGCTGTAAAGTATATTAAAGATCGGTCGCCGAGCGGTATGTTGCATATACTTTCAGGAGGTAAATGGAGGTGGCAGATAAGAGTCGGTCAAAAGATTGATGGCGATTTTGATTATATTATAGCACTATGGGATGCCAAAGAGGGTGTCACGTATGATGCGTCATTTTCAAATCCTATTAAACGAGACACTGGAACGCCAGTTTTTATGTTGAGAACTGTTAAAGCAAAAGACAATTATTTAGATCTTATTGAAAAGAATATTATAGAATTTGAAAAATATGCTTTGAATGATGAGAACCATTGTCCAAAGTGTGGCGATATGTTAATACCTCGTAAAGCAAAGAAGTTACGGGTTGAAGCACCATTTGCATTAGCAAGGGCAACAAGAGGGGAAGGCAGTCTTCCTAAGCAACGCACATATTTGGCTTGTAATGCCTGGCCAACTTGTGATTATCTTCAGTCATATGTAAAGGAAACAAATGAAACCGTATGAAATAATACAGGCACTTGAAGCCGATAATTCAAGACTTGCTAAAGAAGCAATAATAGCAACTGAGGCAACTAACCCAGACTTCTGGAACATTGGTTTCTTTAAAGGTTGCCAACTTGCGTTAGATTCATTAGTTACATTTGGTGTTAAGAATGTACCAGTTACTAAAACAGATGGCCCAGGACTTAGCGAAAGTGATTTTTTCTCACTAGCAGAATCTTTGCAAGCACGTAACCTTACTGGACACGCCGCTCGTGATGCTGTACAGGAATGTGCTGATAAAGCAACTATGAAAGAATGGAATGACTGGTACCGTAGAATTTTAATTAAAGATTTGCGTTGTGGTACAAGTGAGAAAACTATCAATAATGTAGTTAAAAAAATTAATAAGGATTTCATGGTTCCTGTATTTGGTTGCATGTTAGCACACGATGGCGCCAAGCACGAAAAAAAGATTAAAGGCGATTGCTTAGTTGAATACAAGTATGATGGCGTTAGAGTTATTGCTATTGTACAAAATGGTTCCGCTACGTTGTATAGCAGAAATGGAAAAATACTTACAAACTTTCCACACATTGAAGAAGCATTAAGTAAACCTTACTTTAATGATTATGTCTTTGATGGTGAGGTTATGAGCGAAGACTTTCAAGCACTAATGAAACAAGTGCATAGGAAGAGTGGTGCTAAAACTGATGATGCCTATTTGGCATTGTTTGATGTATTGTCGATTAAAGAGTTTAATAAGGGTAAAAGCATTTGTAATACTATCGAGAGGAAACAGATGTTAAAGGATATGTCATTTGAGGCTCCTATTCGTGTTGTTGATTATCACGAAATCGATTTTGATACAGATGAAGGCCAAGCACAGTTCCAAGAGTTGAATAAGACTGCTTTGGAAAAAGGTTATGAAGGTTTAATGATTAAACCCGTTAATGCTTTATATGAATGTAAGCGAAGCCATGCTTGGTTAAAAATTAAACCCTTTATTGAAGTATCTTTAGAGATTGTTGATACTGAAGAAGGCACTGGTAAAAACGTAGGCAAATTAGGTGCTCTTATTTGTGAAGGCACGGACGATGGTGTGTTCATCCAAGTTAATGTTGGCAGTGGATTGACAGATGATCAGCGAGAAACATTCTGGGCAGTTAAGGATGCATTGATAGGCGAATTAGCAGAAGTTAGGGCCGATGCTATTACGCAAAACCAAGACGGAACATACAGTCTTAGGTTCCCAAGATTCAAAACCTTTAGAGGGTTTGAAGTAGGCGAAAAGATATAAAAAACTCTTGCAATTATTGTAAATCTCAGTTATAATAACTATTGTAATTGGGATTTTTCTTTAAAGATAAGTAATGTTATGAGTTTTAATCCGTTTTTGAATATGTGGGATTTAACAGAAGATGATTTGTTAGAAAAAATCAATTCTTTGGCAGGCAAAATTAGTGGCGCAAGACGTGCTGGTATGAGCGGCCAAATTATATTTCAAATGGAGCAATTGTATCATCAATTAAATGATGAATATCATTTACGATTACAAAAACAACAACCTAATCCAAAGGATGAAGTAATTAATATTGGTACAATTGAAGGAGAGGAACAAGATGAATAATTGTATTTGTAGGAGTCAACTGTTATGCACCATCCAAGTAAACACCTTATTTTAAAAGAAGGTAAACTAGAAAAAATAGTTAGTAAAACACTTTTAAAAGCATTTAATGATGTTGATGAAATGACATCATTTATAACTTTTGCATTGTTAACATTGTCGAATCAAGGAGTGATTAAACTACGACTTGATGTCTGGTTAGATGATGTAATCAACGAGTATTTGATTACACAATATGAGGAAGAAAACGGCGACGATGCTAGCGAATGATAATTTTGTAACATACAATACGGAATTTTTAGCAACTCGATATGTTAACGGCATGGTTGAACCTGTTGAATTTCATATTGAGGTTCATTTTCAATTTGGCCCCCAGGATGATAAACGAGATGAACCAAGTTTAGCATATAATAAATTAGGATTTTTTATAGAACATGTGTTGCATAAAAGTATGTTTATATCATATGAAGATGAATTTTGGTTTAGTGATCCAATAAAAGAACATATACGAACTAATCCAGTAATGTTTCCTGAGGCCCCATACGATGATATAATTACGCGAGTATTGTTTTATAAATTACAAGCAATAACATTTCCAGGTTTAATGATATTAGATGTATCGTCCTGGTCAAGTAGTACTAAGTTAAATTTTCATTATACTGGCGAAGAACAATGTACACTACCTGGAGTAAAAGAATGGATAGGTGATTTATCGTTCCATGATCAACCATGGTGGCACAGAGATGATTGTGATACTATAGATTTTACACCCAAAGATAAAAAAGAACTTGACAACCCACCCGAAAATAGTGTAAACTTTGATATTATAACTGAAATCATGGATGGTGATAATACATTGGGTGAGGTAGTTGAATTAGCAAAATTTCGACCACAAATTGTAGAATGATAAAGAATTCATTAGGACAAATAGTATTAAATTCCAACGATTGTATGGAATTGGTGTATAATGATTATAATCTGGATAATATTATAGTTAATGTAGACTACGACATCGATCTATTTAATAAATATACGCATATAATGAATAACAATTGGCCGGTGTTAAAAGCCAATGAGGCAGTAGAATTAGATATTATTGAATTTGATAAGTTAAATCAAACCAAATGGTTTATGCCAGATGAATATAAAGATTTAGATATTGTAAATTACTTAATGGAAAAAGCAAAAACGCAAACACATACGATACATCAGTTACGAACTAAAGCAGAGTTAACAGTTTATAAAGAACGATGCCTCTTAGATTTGTTACGATTCCTGGTATATTTTGTAGAGACTATGAGGAAGCATAATATCGTTTGGGGTGTTGGCAGAGGATCGAGCGTAGCAAGTTATGTATTGTATTTGATTGGTATTCATAAAGTAGATAGTATAAAATATGAACTTAATTTTAATGAGTTCTTAGTAGGAGATAAAAATGGTAGAACGTAAAACAGCACAAGGCAGGGTTCTTGATATGGAAGCGTTGATGGCCGAACAACCAGAAACAATTGCCGCTGGCAATGCAGGAACGAATGCTAGAGGTGATAAGTTAGGACCAGGTGGCAAAATTATTGAAACAGTGCAAGAAGCCGCGTCCGCATATTATGAAAATAATCCAAAGGCCGTCAAAACACAAAGCATTAAAGATGATCTTCCATCAGTACAAGCGGATAATATGCAACCAACAGAGGCAGGCTTAGATGTTCCGCAGATGCAAAAACAAGAATTTGACGAGTGGGTAGATCCTGAGGATACAGTTGAAACACCAACTGGAAAAGTAACTACAGAAGAAGATCGTGTAATAGCATCGGGGGATGCAAAGAAGCAAAAGAAAGAAAAAAGCAAAGAAACTCTAAATAAAGCAAAAAAGAGTATCGATGATCTTTATACATAGGATAAAATAATGAAACAATTTTTAATATCTTTCTTTCTGATATTTTTAACAACACCAGCATATGGATTTAAGCAACAACATCAGGATCCGTGGCCACACGGCCCATGTATGTCTCAATATGATGGTGTAAGCCGTGCCGCTTGTTCATATAAAGATAGTACTATAGAAGCATGGGATAGAATGTGCATGGAACGATTAAATGATAGAGTTGCTAACGGTAAACTTACTGGTAGAACATATGATTTAAAAATGCTTATAGAAGTGGGCAATAAATTTTGTAGATGCATTGTACGAAGACTTCAGTTAGAATATACTGAAGAAGATTTTTTAGAAAAAGTATATAAGCACATTACTAAAACTGGAATTAATCCTAATGGCCCTGCCGATTGGGAGGCGGCCAATGCAGTATTAGAACCTACTAACATTTGTGCTCGACAACTTAAAATACAACCGGTAGTAAAAAATGAAAATTAGAGCAATACAAGATAAGATACTTGCAATAAATCTTGAACACGGGGAACGCAAAACTGCTAGTGGAATTATTATTAGAGACGATAATATGAAAACCCACGGTATACGTCCCCGTTGGTGTCAAATATATAGTATGGGTAACAACTGTATATTTAAAGATGAGATTAAAGAGGGTGAATGGATTTTAGTACATCACGGAAGATGGTCTGAAGGTATAAAATATCAAGATATGAAAATCTGGCAGATCGATCCTGAAGGTATTCTTATGCATAGTGAAACAAAACCATCACCTGAAAATTTGGGTATGTTTAGTAATCCTAGCCTGGGCCCTAACATTGAACTAATGAATTAAATGCAAATTAAATTTGACGTTAAGGGTTTATCAACCCGCTCGCCATATAAAATACCAGTACGAGAGGGTGGTGCTCTGAATGCGAATTATACGCAATCGGAGGCCTTAGCCATCATTTGTAATAAATTAGGTCAGGTTGGTTTAGTTTATGAAAAAGATTTTTACTGGGTTGACACATTCTTAAATGATGTTATAATAAAGTTTAATAGTAATGAAGATGCTGTAAGGGCAAGGTTAATGTTATGAAGTTACCAGAAATTAGTAAACCGGCCGGCCTTAGTACAACAGGCTTAACAGGTATTGTGTTAATGATATTACATATTACAGGATATTTAACAGGTTGGGCCTGGCCGATATTATATGTATTTTTAATTATTACCGGCGTCGGCCAAGAAAATAAAAAGCAAAAATAATGAAAGAATTGTGGGTAGAAAAATATAGGCCTGAGAAATTAACAGAGTATGTGTTTCGAGATGAAGCACAAAAAGGACAAGTACATTCTTGGGTTAAAAGTGGTGCTATTCCACATTTGTTGTTTAGTGGCGCCCCCGGCGTAGGTAAAACAACTCTTGCGAAAGTGTTGCTAAATGAAATTGGTGCCGATTGGGGCGATGTGTTAGAGATTAATGCAAGCCGCGAACGTGGCATAGATATAATTAGAGAAAAGATTACAAACTTTTGTAGCACATTACCATTTGGTGAATTCAAGTATATTATACTTGATGAAGCGGATTACACTACAGAGGGCGCACAGGCGGCGCTACGTGGTGTTATGGAGCAGTATGCTAGTTCTGTTCGCTTTATATTAACGTGTAACTATCCGCATAGGGTTATTCCAGCAATACATTCTCGTTGTCAAGGTTTCCATATTGAACGGTTAGATGAAACCGATTATATGGTTAGGATTGGCCAAATACTTCAAGATGAAGATATTGAATTTGATATTCCAACGTTGGAATTATATGTTAAAGTGTCTTATCCAGATTTACGCAAGTGTATTAATATGTGTCAAATGAATGCACAAACTGGTAAATTACTTTCTCCACATCGAAGTGAGAATGCCGGCCCAGATTATAAAGTTAAAATGGTAGAATTATTTCAAGCAGGACATATTAAAGAAGCACGTAAATTAATATGTAGCAAAGCAAGTCCAGCGGAATATGAAGATATTTTTAAATTTTTATATCGCAATTTAGAGTATTGGGGAGAAACAACAGATAAACAAAATGAAGCCATTTTAATTATTAGAGATGGGTTAGTTAAGCATACAACGTGTGCCGATCCAGAAATTAATTTAGCGGCTTGTTTAGTACAATTAGAAGTATCACGTAATACTTGACTATAAATACGTGTGCGAGGTGAAATATGACATTAAGTTTTAAAAAAATGACAAAAGCCCAGTTAGAAGAATATGGACGTTCGTTAGGTATTGAGCTTGACAAAAGATTAAAAAAGTCTGCTCTTATATTACAGATACAAGAGTTTCTTGATGCACCACAAACTGTTGAGTCTATTACAACTAGACCAGATAGGGTACACACTGTAGAAGAAGCGTCAGGCGATGTGCAAAAAGTTATTGACTCATTGCCAGAATATACTGGAGAGAACAATGGACAGATAAGCAGTCTTGTAATGAAAGCACTTGGTAAACTTTCAGGTAGCGGCAAAGTTAAATTTGGGCCAGTTGGCAAAGAATATCATATAATAATTAATAATAAGACATATAAGTTATAAAATGAATTATGGCAACCTTGGAAGAGTATTCTCTTCGAAGTTACAGCAAGAGGAACAAAATGCAATCTGGAAAGGTAATTTTAACGGATGCCGACGGTGTCTTATTGGACTGGGAATATGCATTCCACAGTTGGATGAAAGAAAAAGGTTATAAGCCTATTAGAGGTTTTAAAAGATTATATCATATTGATATAAGATTTGATTTATCAAAAAAAGAAGGTCGTAAATTAGTTAATCAATTTAATGAAAGTGCCGCTATTGGGCACTTATCTTCTTTGCGGGATTCAATTAAGTATGTAAGGAAATTACATGAAGAGCACGGATATGTTTTTCACGTAATTACTTCTTTAACTAAAGAACGGTTTGCTGTTCGGGCAAGGCGAAAAAATCTTTATAATTTATTTGGTAATACTGCAATAGAGAGATTAGTATCACTTGAGAGCGGCAGTGATAAGGACGAAGCATTAGCAGAATATAAAGATAGTGGCTGTTGGTGGATCGAAGATAAGCCAGCAAATGCCGATTTAGGTTTAGAACTTGGTCTTAAAAGTATTTTAGTTGAACATACTCATAATAACACATATGATGGTAATGCTATTGTTGTTAAAAAATGGAAGGAAATTTATAACTTAGTCACTGCCACTAACGTTTAGTTACTGGATTTATATCGCCATATACATTTAAAACCTCAACTACAGCAGGATGTCGTTCGATGTCCTTACTATGAAATTCAAGTACAACTATACCATTTGATTCTGTGGTTTTAAGTTTTGATATAAAATCATCTAGTCCGTTCTTTTCATAACCTCTATCGTGTTGCATAAGGTCACCAGTTACAATCATACGTGAACGGTCGCCGATTCTAGTTAAAAGCATTTTCATTTGTGAAGGTGTTGCATTTTGCATTTCGTCAGCGACGATCCAACAGTCTTTAAAAGTTCTACCGCGCATATATGCAAGTGGGGCGATCTCTATTTTTTCACTTTCAAGTAGATATTTTGTATGCTTTGGACTAAAATGTTCATAAAAGATATCAAACACTGGTCGCATCCAGGGCATCATTTTTTCTATTAGATCACCTGGTAAGAATCCGTGTTCTTCATCTACACTAACAGCAGGGCGAGTAATAACTATCTTGTCAACTTCTTTATTTTTAAATGCTTCAATTGCTTTATGTACAGCAATCATAGTTTTACCTGTACCAGCAGGTCCTACTGCGAAAATAATGTGTTGACTTTGGTCATTTAATGTGTTAATATATTTAGATTGAGTTATGTTTCGAGGTTTTAGAGTAGGTGGATGTCTATAATCCCTACTTGGATTACCATTTATTGGTTCATTATAACAAGACTCAATTGCAGTCTGGTCAAATTTTTGATCACGTTGTGAACGTTTTCGTTTTCTGCCCATCTTAATAATATTTAGTGAACCACAGTAATAGTAATATGATAATATTGCTTTTATAGACTCATCAAAGAATTATTTAATGATAAATACTTATATGGCAAAAGACAATACATTTATTAGAGATGCAGTTGAAAACATTAACCGGATTAACGGAAATGAAACCCTGCTGGATCTTCTGTTGGAATTTGAGAAAATTCTAGACGAAACTGGCATTTATGCTTATAAGAATTGGTCACTTGGCGAAGTTGTTGAAGGCCCTCTTTTAGAAAGACATTGGTTTAATGTTACACTTATGTATCCACATGGCAATATGCCAGATCCTGAGGCAATGCGTAGATTAAATAAGCAAGGTTGCAAAGTAGAATATGTTAAAGACCAAATTGAGTTTCCTCGCAAAGTTAAAAGTCTTGAAGACATTGAAGACTTAAGATCAAAAACACCAAAAACAGACACCAAAGATGTTTGGTTAGTAAAGATTGAAATGCCTCGACGCTTCATTGAAAACTTTGATGATAGAAGTTTAGAGATCTCAGGCAAAGACATTGATATGTCATCTCTTAATCAAGCATATGATGAGGGGTTAGGTGATGGGAGTGCCGCGCAACAGCAAGGCCAAGATATACAAATGGACGCAACAGCGGCTATGGGAGCACCAATAGATGCAGAACCTCCGGCCGCTTAACGAAGGCCTCAGAGAGAATGATCTTAGAGAGACCATTCTTAAAGAAATTTCAATTGATTTATTTCAACCACGTGCCGGTGATGAGGATCATCTTATCGTAGTAGGATTTGAAATGATTGATGAAGGGCCTGCGAACGATCTAGAGGAATTTATTCGTACAGGAGCATTAGATATAATTGATACCGATGTTAGTCCTGGTCCGACAACTAATGGTACTTACATGGTTTTTTGTGAATTTAAACGTGATAAATCTTTTCCATTGCAGTTTTTAAAATTACTTACAGATATAAAAAATGTTGTATCAACTAATGAATGGAGTTTTAAAGGTTTTCCAAGAAAAGAAATTGTAGAGTTAACTCCAGAAAATTTATTGAAAGAAGTTATATTAGATAGTACAAAGTATCATGAAGCAAAAGAAATACATGATAAAGAGGCGGCCGCAGAAAGTTTTGTTGTAGATGAACTTGCTCGTGATCATTTTATTTCAGAAGGGCGTTTTCATATTATTACAAACGATAAGCATACGTTACCACGTACCGTAAGTTATGAAATATACACTGTTGGTAATATAGATGTTCTTTTAGAATCGGATATTATAAAAAATAAACCAATTCGTTTTGATAATCCACGCATTTTAAGGTTGCAAAAGATGTTTGGACCATGTTATAATGTAAACAATATAGGCAAATATATTGTTATACAGAATAGCCATGGCCAAGCAATGGCTTTGAAAACCGAAAATGAAAACGCACAGTAAATCGTTATCCTCCACAGAATACAATAAACTTGAAAATACTTTTGCTTTTGGGCCGCACGTAGCAAGGGCGAGACAAAGAGTGCATTTAGATCATTCAAAAACGTATTCATTAATTAATGGATGGCCTCCCGAAAGATTATCACACGTTGTAACATTGGGTCGCCCTAGTGTTCCGCATACATTTGTCAACTGGTGCGATGGTCATTGCAAAGGAAAATGGTCTTGGTGGTTTGATGACGATCATGCTTATATAGGATTTGAAAAAAGGGTTGAGGCATTTATTTTTAAATTAGTAATGCCGTTAGGAGGAAGTAGGTAATGTTTTTAGGTAAATTACAACTATATTTAATTATGGGTTTACTATTAGCAGGACTTGTTGGCGTAGCCTATTTTTATTATACAGATACTCAAAACAAATTAAGAACAGCCGCAGAACAAAATGCGGCCTATTTGGCTAAGACAGCATCACAAGAAGTAACAATTAAACAATTAAATGCTGATGTTTCTCGAAGTAATAATATTTTGGCACAACTTCAGAATGAATTTGCTGACTTCCATAGAGATTATAATGCTCTTGAAAAGAAGTTTAATAAAGTAAGTAAAAACTTTGGTACTAGAGATATTGGTAAATTAGCAGAACGTAAACCTAATCTTATAGCCAAGGTAATTAATAATGCAACTAAAAATGCATTACGTTGTTTCGAAGTGTTAGCCGGTGCACCGTTAACTGAAGCAGAACTTAATGCAAATAAAAGGAGCGAATATAATGCCGAGTGTCCTAGCATCCACCCTAATTATAGCCCTAACAACTAGTATTCTTGTAGGTTGTGCAGGGAGAGAACGTATTACTATTCTTAGTGAGCCAGTACAGCCAGTGCCACTTAATACTCCTCAAGTGAGAGAATTAGATTTAAGTAAAATTGAATGGTTTGTAGTTACCCCAGAGAATATTGAAGAAGTATTTGCAGAACTTCAAGACCAACGAAAAGATATAGTATTATTTGCTTTAACTGATGATGGTTATAAAGCAATGAGTCTTAACTTTGCACAAATACGTGAATTGCTTGCACAACAACAAGCAATTATTAAAGCATATAAAGAATATTACAATCGTACTCAAACAGCAATTGATAGTCAACGAGATGATTACAATAAGAAATTAGAGGATACTTTAAAGTCAAAGAAAACAGATAATAGTTTTAGTTTAAATTTTCTAAATATGTTTAAGAAAGAGTAGTTATTACAATGGTAGACTATTATGATGCTTTGGGTATAAAAGAAAATGCGTCCAATGCTGAGATTAAAAAATCTTTTCGCAAATTAGCACAAAAACATCATCCTGATAGGGGCGGCAACGAAGAAAAGTTTAAAGAAATAAACGAAGCGTATGACACTTTAAAGGATTCACAAAAGAAAGAAGAATATGATAATATGCGTAATTGGCAATCAGGGGGTGGAAATTTTACATCAGGGTTCCCATTCCAGGATTTAGGTAATGTACCTGGCGGCCTTGGAGCAGTTTTTCAGCATGTGTTTAACGAAGGCTTCGGCCCGGGCCGAGGACAATCTAATCGTTCTATCTCAATTCAATTAGATATTACATTAGATGAAATTTATAACGGGGCAGAAAAGCAATTAGATTTACAATTGCCAAATGGTCAAATTCGTTCTGTAAATGTTAGTATACCAATTGGAATCGAGCATGGCACTAGAATTCGCTATGCTGGACTTGGAGAAACCGGGCATCCAGCAATCCCGACTGGTGATTTAGTACTTATTATTAATGTATTGGGTAAAAAGGATTGGGAACGCGAACGTGATGATTTAATTACCATTATAACTATAGATTGCTTTGATGCTATTACAGGTTGTGAGGTACAAATATCTCATCTCGATGGAAAAACTTTAAGTGTAAAAGTACCTGCTGGAACGCAACCAGGACAACGAATTCGATTACAAGGAAAAGGTATATTAAATCCAAATACAAGGAATGTAGGTAATTTATTTCTAATTGCAAATGTTATAATTCCTCGAGTAAATGTTGAACAAATGCTATTAATTAAAGAAATTAAAGGTCTTGGATCAAAATCCAGATAAATATTATTAGTATGGAACTAGTTATACATCCAAATAAAGTATTACGTCAAAAATGTATTGAGGTTAATTTTGACGAAATTGCTAAATTAGAACTTGAAGATATAGGTAGACAAATGCTAGAAATTATGTATAATAATAATGGTGTAGGATTATCACATCCCCAAGTTGCTGGCAATAGTAGAATATTTGTTATGAGAGATAAGAATATTAATCGAATTATTATAAATCCAGTAATTGAGAAAAAAAGTATTGTGGTAGAAGCAGACCAAGAAGGATGTTTAAGTTTTCCTGATTTGTGGATGCCTGTAAAAAGAGCAAAAACAATATTAGCAAAATGGAATTCAATCGATGGTAAAATACAACGAGAATTTTTCGGAGACTTTGAGGCACGGTGTTTTCAACACGAGTTAGATCATTTAGATGGTATTACTTTTAATCAACGTGTATCTAAATTAATATTAAATATGGCTATGAAAAAACAGAGGAAAAAGAATAAGCATGGCAGATAGAATTGAAACAGTAATAAGCAGGGCAGTTGATATCGCTCATGAGAATAGTCACGAATATGTGACGCTTGAGCATATTTTATATAGTTTATTGCAAGAAGATGATGTTAATGCTGTATTAGAAAAATGTGGTGGTAAGACGCCATCTTTAAGAGAAGAATTAGGTAATCATATTAAATTTGATAAAGATGAGATTAAAATTGAGTTAAATTCGCCGCCTCGCAAAACACAAAGTTTGGAAAGAGTGTTCCATAGAGCATTAACTCAAGTAATTTTTAGTGGACGTAAAAATTTAGAACCAAAAGATATATTAGTAAGTTTAATGAGCGAATCTGAAAGTTATGCCTGTCATTTCTTAATAAAGAATAATGTTGATAAAGACAGACTTGTTGAAGCATTAACTAAAGAAAAAATAAATGAGTCTGTGGAAGAGATTGAACAATGGTGTACTAATCTTAATTTAGAAGCCGAAGATAGTAAAATTGACCCACTTATAGGACGTGAGGACGTAGTTCTAGCATTGCAAGAAACAATGGCTAGACGTAAAAAGAATAATGTAATTTTAGTAGGTGAAGCAGGGGTTGGTAAAACAGCAATTGCTGAAGGCCTTGCTAAAAAGATTGTTGATGGCGAGGTTCCTAAATTACTTGCAGACAAAGAAGTGTGGAGTATAGACATTGGAGCAATGGTTGCAGGCTCAAAGTATCGAGGCGACTTTGAGGAACGCATTAAACTTGTCTTGCAAGAATTAGTAGCAAAAGGAAATGCTATTATGTTTATTGACGAGATACATCAAATTCTTGGAGCAGGAAGTGCAGGCCAAAGTAATATTGATGCCGCCCAACTATTAAAACCAATTTTAAGTAAGGGCGATATACAAGTTATTGGTGCAACAACATATGAGGAATACCGCAAGCACGTAGAAAAAGATAGAGCGTTAATGAGACGCTTCCATAAACTTGATGTTCCAGAGCCAAGCATTGAAGATACTAAACGAATTATGCGCGGTCTCAAACCATATTATGAAGCATTTCACAATATTAAATTTGATAGTAAAGCATTGGATTATGTTGTAGAAGTTACAGACAAATATATTCAAGGACGTTTTTTGCCAGACAAAGCAATTGATGTTATGGATATGGCCGGCGCCAAGGTGCGTTTGTTTAATTCAGACAAAGAAGAACCAACAGCAATTACTGTTAAAGACTTAGAAAAAATTATTAGTAAATTGGCTAACTTGCCAATTGAAGTTATTGACAAAGATGAAACCGATACGTATGAGCATTTAGAAACAAACTTACAAAAAGGTGTGTTTGGCCAAGACAAAGCATTAACAGTTCTAACTGATGCAATACTTGTTAACAAAGCAGGCCTGCGCGAACCTAACAAACCAATTGGTAGTTTCTTGTTTGTTGGACCAACTGGTTGCGGTAAAACTGAGACAGCAAAACAATTAGCAGAAAGCCTTGGCATTAATATATTACGATATGATATGTCAGAGTATATGGAAAAGCATTCTGTTAGTAAGTTAATTGGTGCACCTCCAGGATATGTAGGATTCTCTGAAGGTAGTGTTGGATCCGGACAACTTATTAATGATGTAGAGAAAAATCCAAATTCTGTTTTACTATTAGATGAGGTAGAGAAAGCCGCCCCAGAAGTATTACAATTGTTATTACAAGTTATGGATGACGGCAAGTTAACAAGCAGTGATGGCAAGACAGTTAATTTTTATAGTACAATTATTATTATGACATCCAATTTAGGTGCATCTGAGATGGAGAAAAATGCAATTGGATTTGGATCGCAAGTTAGAGTTGGTGAGGATGATAAAGCAATTGAATCATTCTTTGCCCCAGAGTTTAGAAACAGACTCGATGCTACAGTAAAGTTTGAAAGATTAACTGAACAAGTTATACTGTTAATTGTAGATAAGGTTATTAATGAAACAAACACTTTGCTTAAAGATCGAAACATTAAAATTACACTGCTAAAAGAAGTTAAACTTTGGTTAAGAGATAAAGGATATAATGAAACAATGGGTGCAAGACCTTTAAAGAGATTATTTGAAGAACGTATTAAGAAGCCATTGAGTAGAGAAATACTTTTCGGCCAACTAAAAGAGGGCGGCAAAGTTCGTGTATCTTTAGTTGACGGAGAGTTAAATTTCGAGTATAATTAGATGTTTAGTGAATATTATCCAAACACAACAGGTAAAATATTACCAGTTCAAAAATTATATTATGCAAATACTGGAAGTAGGCCCGGATACCCATTTAAGATAGTATTTAAACGTTGTAAGACGAAGTATTGGCGAACTTATAATGCTTATTATATCGGCAAAGCGGCGATACAAAATCGTGGAGAAAAGCCAACACCTGTTCCTGAATTAATTGATATGGAAATACAAATGAGTGCTTGGCTTAGAGCGAAGTACAATAAATATCCATTTCATAGTGAATATAAAGAACGTTATGCCGAGACACGCACAATTTTTTTAGAGAAGTATGAAGATTGGAAATACTTAGTAGAGAATTTTGGTGAGTATATTATTTCTGCAGAACGTCCTATTAATAATACACACTGGGCATTATTAAGATCGGGAGAAAAATTAATATTTCGTAAAAGTTTATTTTGGAGGAAGTATCGTTATAAAATAGGGTTTAAGTCAACACCAGAATTATATCAAACTGGCCTTGAATGGATTAGAATGTTTTTTGAAAACAAAACAGATGATGAATATAGATTTAATCATAATATGTCAAGAGCGATCTTTGGACTAGACCGCGACCCACAGGCCCAAACCCGCTCAAACAAGTCGTCCCTGAAAGGCCAAAGACGGCACTTTAGTCATGGTCGTTCACCGCGTTATTATTACTATGGACATAATATTTTTATAAATGAGAAAGAAGACATTGTTATGCTTAAACTAGGAATGAATCATAGTATTCATAGTATTGAGCAATGTATGACATATAATGAAGTAGAGAATTTTGAGATGGAATTGAGTAAGGAGCCGCAAAATGAACGCCAATTCAACATCACTAACGGCTAAGGACTTCGCTTCCGATCAAGAAGTTCGTTGGTGCCCCGGCTGTGGCGATTACGCCATTCTGCAGGGGGTGCGAAAGGCACTTGCAAATATTGGCACGCCACCTGAAAATGTTGTGTTTGTATCTGGTATTGGCTGTTCGTCGCGGTTTCCGTATTACATGGCAACCTATGGTTTTCATACTATTCATGGTCGGGCCCCCGCATTTGCTACAGGGGTGAAACTTGCTAATCCAGCCTTAGATATCTGGGTAGTCACTGGTGATGGCGACGGGCTGTCAATTGGCGGCAACCAGTTACTGCACGTTCTACGGCGCAACGTCAACATGCAGATCATGCTGTTCAACAATGAAATCTATGGCCTGACGAAGGGGCAGTATTCGCCAACGTCACAGCCAGGCCTGCGCTCGCCGTCATCGCCAATGGGTTCTCTTGATCGGCCGGTGTCGCCATGTTTATTTGCCTTGGGTGCGAACGCAACATTCGTAGCCCGGGCAGTGGATACTCAGCAGAAACATATGCCGGGTGTACTGCAAAAGGCCCACGCTCATCAAGGTGCGGCCTTCGTGGAGATTTACACCAATTGCATTGTCTATAACGATGCTGTTTTCTCGTCTTTTGCAGAAAAAGCAACTGCTGCCGAGGGTACGCTTGTATTGGAGAACGGCTTGCCAATGATATTTGGAAAGGACAACGATAAGGGTATTCGTATGAAGTCAGGCGCATTGAAATTAGAGGTTGTCCAACTAGGGCTCAACGGTATCAGCGAAAGCGACATCTTAGTCCATGATGAAACGGATCGTGTCATGGCCGGAATGTTGGCAGATATGTGTAATCCAGACTTTCCAGTTGCTGTGGGAGTGCTGTATTGTGAACCGGCCTTGACCTATGACGATGCAGTGTATGAGCAAATCAACGCCGCGGCCGTCGCTAATGATCAAGCCGACATAAACAGTCTGTTGCGTAGCGGCTCGACATGGAATGTTGTTTAAATGAGGAATTAAAAATTGAAAATTAGTCAAAGAGGCATCGATTTAATTAAACGATTTGAAGGTTGCGAACTTGAGGCATATCGAGACTTGGTTGGTAAATGGACAATTGGATATGGCCATACTAAAGGGGTTAATGAAGGTATGCGTATTACCGACGATCAAGCAGAACATATGCTTACTGAGGAATTAAAAGAATTTGAGAGTTACATTAATAATTACGTTTTTGTTGACCTCCAGCAAAATCAATTTGATGCATTAACAAGTTGGGTATATAATTTAGGACCAACTAATTTACGCTCTAGCACTATGCTTAAAGTATTGAATGCAGGTAAATATACTGAAGTACCGTACCAAATGAAAAGATGGAACAGGGCCGGCGGCCTAGTATCTAAGGGTCTAACACGACGCCGTGAGGCCGAAGCACGGTTGTTTGAGGACATTGATGAGCAGTCAGATTAGCGATTTATTTAAACGCATTAAAGAATTAGAAGATAAAATTCAATCCCAAAATGATCAATGGGATAGCGATTATCAAAATATAGTAGATCAGAACAAAGATGCCGATGTTAAGCACGATAGTTTAAGAACGAATATTTCTTCTCAAGCCACAAAAATTGATAAACTCAATGAGAAAATAGAAAAATTAGAAAAAGAACTTGGTATTGAAGAAAAGAAACCCGACGTTCAACAATATATGGGTTATTATGGCCTTTAAACCTCATTTTATAATATAATAGTTAAATATCTTTGTAATGGTATTGAATACACTATAGCAAACATGTCAGTGATTCGAAACCGTAGCGTTTCTAAAATAGAGAAGAGGTAGAAATTTATGCTATTACAAGACAGTTAAAAGCCTCCTACAAGAATACGTAGGGGGCTTTTTTTATGAATAAATAGTAGTATGGATGATAAGCCAATTGATAATAATCAAATGTGTCCTGCAATTTTTACTGGATTAGTATTTGATACAGATAAGAGTGTTAAGCCTTGTTGTGCATATGGCGACCATCATGGATTCTCGCCAAGAAATCCTAGACTAGAATCTAGTGATATAATTAATAATAATGATTTTGGCGTAATGTCTGATACTTATCAGTTAAAAGATATCTTAGAATCAAAAGAAAGAAAAACATTACAGCAACAGGCTCGCAATAATGAACCATCACCAGGATGTGAGGTATGTGACCGTAGATATCGCTCAAGACCCGGCCGTAGTCAAAAAACTACTTGGCTAACGCCGCCAGATCAAGATGGCTTGAAAGGTTTTCATGATGGATGGGAAACTAATATTACTGTAATAGAAATAAATCATAGTAATACATGTAATTTAAGTTGTGCCCCCTGCAATTCTTTTTTTAGTAGTTCGTGGTTAAAATATGAAGAAATGATCGCCGATCCGCTTCCATGGGCTGATAGACATTCAAAGAGGCCGCCTACAAAACCGTTTGATATAGTATCGCATCTTAAAGAAATTGATTTAACAAAATTAAAGACGTTAGTTCTAAAAGGTGGCGAGCCAATGATGAATCCTGATTTATTGCCTCTTTTACAATATTTTTCTGATATTAATATACTTTCTAATTTAACAATTTCAATAACTTCAAATGGTACTATTTTAAATAAAGAAATGGAAAGTGTTAAGCAATTATTAGATAAATGTAAAAATGTTCTGATAACTTTATCTGTTGATGGCGTAGGCTTCGTTGGAACATATATAAGATATTCACCCCAACAGTTTGCTAAAATAGAAAATATTGAAGCATTTATACAAAGTTTTACAGAACATAAAAATACTAGATTTATTTTGTTTCCAACTATTCAAGTATATAATGTTTTTTCATTAGATAAACTTGTTGATTGGTGGGATATTATGGTTCAAAAATATAAACACACTTGCTCCAAACCCCTTAGTAATTCCGATGGACTATATATTGGTTCTGTACCACGAGGTTATGTAGAATTAAATCATTTTGTATTAGGACCAAATTATCTTTCGGTTGCGGCATTACAACCAGCAACCATTAAAAACATTGTACAGTATTATAAGAATAAAAATGATGAACGTTATGATAAACTTATTGCTTCATTAGAAAAAATTAGATATTTGGGAGATAAAATACATAATGAAATGGTAAAATATACACTTGAGATGGATAGAATTAAAAACCAAAATGTGTTTTCGTGCATTCCACAGTTAGTCGATGAAATGATTATAAGATAGATAAATACAATTGTTATGGCACAATCAGTACAAGTTATAGGATCCACCGGAACTAATTTTAACCTAACCAGTGACAAAGTTAGGGGAGATTCGTTCTATGGTTTTACAGATGGATTGCATACAATGGCATTTTATCTAGCAGGATTTATTGGTAAAATTTATGTTGAAGGAACATTAGCAAATGCACCAACAGAAAGTGACTGGTTTGCCATTAATTTAGACGGTGCTACGGTTCCTTTAGTATATTCAGTCGCAACTACCACAACAACAGCACGTAGTTTTGAAGGTAATTTTATATATCTTCGTATTCGTATTGATAGAACCCATATCACCCCTGCAAATAATGATAGTATGCAGAACGGCCAACTTATACAAGTGCTTCTTAATCATTAAGCAAACCTAAATTAGATAAATACCTATATAGAATTCTTTAAAGATAATTCTGGGGAAATATAGATATGTCAATTGGATCATCAAGTAGTACGGTAGGATCAACTGGTATTCCTTTCTCGCAGACGGGTACATTATCAGCCAATCAAGTATTGGTGTTTGATACCGTAACACAAGCGTTTATTAATAGTGTTTTACCCGACGGCGGAAATACTGGTGAGATCAATACAGGCTCGAATACAGGTTCGGGTACTGGAGTGTTCAGGGATAAATTGCTTGGAGACTTACGATTTAAAACAGTTATAGGCGGAACAGGTATTAATATTTCGTCCACAACAGACGAAATTACTGTTTCGTCAACAGGATCAGGAACCGGCGATATTACAGGCGGAATTACTACTGGTTCTGGAGCAAGTGTTTTTAGAGATAAAAATGTTGCGGATCTAAGGTTTAGAAGTTTAATAGCAGGATCTAATGTTACAATTACCCAGAATGTTGATGACATTACAATTGCTGCCGGCACAGATGCTACAACACTTAATGGTTTAACAGATACAGCATTTGTTAAAGTAGCAAACAATTTAAGCGATGTTACAGCCGCAGATGCTAGAACAAACTTAGCAATTTCCTCAACTGCCGAAGCAGATGCAAAATATTTACATTTAGACACATCTAAAGTCCCAACTGCTGATGCCACCACAAGTTTAGGCACAGGAGTAAAAAGATTTAATAAAATTTATGCGGTATCTTTTAAAGGTAATGCAGATACAGCAACATCAGCAACTAACTTAGTTGGCTTTACACCGGGTGATTATGTTACCTTAGCAGGCAGTACAATGACAGGTGCTTTAACATTGTCGGGTGCGCCAACAAGTGCATTACACGCCGCTACTAAAGGTTATGTTGATGCAGGAATATCAGATGCTATTGATACAGCGCCGGGCCTATTGGATACGCTAAATGAATTGGCGGCCGCATTAGGTGATGATGCTAATTTTTCAACTACAGTTACAAACTTAATTGCAACTAAATTAGCATTAGCAGGCGGTACATTAACTGGTACACTAGTATTAGCAGGTGCACCAACAGCAGATTTACACGCCGCAACAAAACTTTATGTTGATGGCCAGGATGCATTACAATTAACAGCGGCAAGCAATTTAAGCGATGTAGCAAATGCCGCCACAGTAAGAACTAACTTAGGATTAGGTACAGCGGCAACAACAGCGGCAACAGCCTATTTGGCTGCGGGCACCTTAACTACAGGCGTTGCTGAAGGATCAAATCTCTACTACACAGATGCACGTTGGGATACACGGTTACTTGCTAAAACAACTGCCGACTTGGCAGAAGGCGCTAATTTATATTACACAAATGCTAGAGCAGACGCTCGCATTACAGCCGCAGACACAGATGCATTGTCAGAAGGTAGTACTAATTTATACTTCACAAATGCTAGAGCAGATGCTCGCGTAGATGCAGGGTTTGCCGCAAAGTCAACAACTAACTTAGCAGAGGGTACAAATTTATATTACACAAACGCAAGAGCAGACGCACGCATTGGAGCGGCCAGTGTTGGTGATATAAGCAATGTTGATTTAACAGGTATTGCAAATGGACAGTTCCTTAAATGGGATAGTAGCAATAGTAAATTTATTGCGTCCAATGTTCTAGAAGAAAACTTAGCCGATAATGACACTGATGATTTATCAGAAGGTTCAAGCAACCTTTACTTTACAGCCGCAAGAGCAAAAGCAGCCGCAGTTGCCGATGCAATTAACAACGGCACAGTAGATATTGCTCCTTCACAGAATGCAGTATTTGATTCATTAGCATTAAAGGAAGGTACAATAACAGCAGGAACATCTGTACAATATTATAGAGGTGATAAATCCTTTCAAACACTTGATACAAATGTTGTAGCAGAAAACACAAATTTATATTATACAGATGCACGGTTTGATACAAGGTTAGCGGCAAAAACAACTGCTAATTTAGCAGAGGGTGCTAATTTATATTACACAAATGCTAGAGCAGATACTAGAGCAGATGTAAGAATAGCGGCGGCTGATACAGGCGACTTATCAGAAGGTTCAAACTTATACTTTACAAACGCAAGAGTTGATACAAGATTGGCGGCCAAGAGTGTTGGCGTACTAAGTGATGTTGATTTAACAGGCATTGCAAATGGCCAGTTCCTTAAATGGAACGGCGTTAAATTTATTGCTCAAACTATTACACAAGAAGACTTGTCTAATAATGATACTGATGATATAGCAGAAGGTTCAACTAACCTCTATTATACAGATGCAAGAGCAAACGCAAGGGTCGCGGCCGCAACTGGCGCTAACTTAGATCTAAGTTCAAAAACAACTGCTAATTTAACAGAAGTTACAAACTTATATTATACACAAGCAAGATTTGATTCAGCACTAACAGCAAAATCAACAACAAATTTAAGTGAAGGAACAAATCTTTACTATACAGATGCTAGAGCAGATGCTCGCATTACAGCCGCCGACACAGGCGACTTATCAGAAGGTTCAAATTTATATTACACAAACGCAAGAGCAGACGCACGCATTGGAGCGGCAAGTGTTGGTGATATAAGCAATGTTGATTTAACAGGCATTGCAGATGGAAAGTTTCTTAAATGGAATGCCGCAACTACTAAGTTTATTGTAGCAAGTGTTGTAGAAGAAAATCTATCAAATAACACAACTAGTGATTTAGCAGAAGGAACTAATTTATATTATACACAAGCAAGAGCAGATGCAAGAGTTGATGCAGGGTTTGCCGCAAAGTCAACAACAAATTTAAGCGAAGGTACTAACCTTTATTATACAGATGCAAGAGCAGATGCAAGAGCAGATACACGCATTGGAGCATCAAGTGCTGGCGCACTAACTGATGTTAATTTAGTAGGCATTACTACAGG